TATAATATAGCTTTCGTTATCACACAAAAGACGCATAAACAAAGGGATTAAAGCAATTAAAAACATCTTGATGTCGCAAAAATGTCGCAGACGGAATTTTGAAGCTACAAAGCTTGTATGTAGATACCCTATACGAGGGATTCGACCCAATCCTGCGACAAAGCCATTGTTTGTGATCCTAATTTCTTTACAATAACCATATTTAATATTCCTATAACGAAATCAAAAGACTCTTCATACACACCTTATTCTAAGAATGAGATTTTCATATGCTGATTGTATCTGTTCTCAAATGCGGTAAAGAATTTACCCCCAAACACGCACAATGGCTGCATAGCCAATTTAAAGGCATACCTTCAATTTGCTTAACTGATGCTGGAAGTATCCCTGGTGTTGAAACCGCACCGTTAATGCATAACCTTCCAGGTTGGTGGTCTAAGATTGAGCTTTTTAATCCAAACCATCCGGTAATAGGTGATAAGGATCTGCTTTATTTTGACGTTGATGTTGTCATAACTGGTGATATCAAAATCTTTGATGCGGCGAAAGAGTTCACTATGCTGCGTGAGTTTAACCACCCTTCCAGGGTTAACTCATCCATTATGTTCATTCCTGCGTCTATCAAACAATATGTTTGGGATGCGTTCTGGACTGACCCCGAAAAAAATATGCATGAATGCCAAACAGAAGATAAATGGGGTGATCAGGGATTTCTGGGCAGCGTCATGAAACCTGTGTTGTGGCAAGATATAATTCCCGGCTCTGTTGTTAGTTACAAATGCCATATAGCCACACGCAAAATGATAGGTTACAACCCTGACTTGGCATCAGATTATGCTACTGGCAAAGTTCCTGATGATGTTTCAGTTGTATGTTTTCACGGTAGTCCTCGCCCATGGCGAACAGGGTTCAGTTGGGTTCCTTCCTTTTCTGTACGCGATACCCTGTATGGTAAATTCAAAAATTTTAAACTCAGTTTGAAGTAATTTTTTTCAGTTGTTCTATAAGAAAAAATTTCTATCCATCCCGCGCCACATCTGATGTCGCGGTTTTTTTTTACAGAATACCCCCCCTTACTAACGATCCACAAACACCGCCTAAAATTTAATTTTTCTTTTATTTTCTGTGAGTTGTAATTTTACGCCGATCCCTCACAGATCCTTTTTACTGAAAAAAAATGAAATTTCTTTCAATCTTTTCAGTTTTGATTATCTGCAAAGCCGCCAGTAATGGTGCGGTCTGGCACTCTGGTTTGTAGAAAAATGAAACTGAAAAAATTTCCAGATCCAGAAACCGCAGGCGGGTGCGGTGTAGCGCCGTTTTTGTCTGCGAAAGATTTATTTTGTCGGTGCATCGCTGCACCAGCGCAGCGCCATGCGCACGATCTTTTATGTATGTTGCGTTGGGTTAATTTGTTGTCCGAAGTGCTGAGAACGCGTTCTGCTGCGTCTGAGGAAGGGTATAAAAAAGCCCGCATTATGCGGGCGTGTTGTCATGGTCAGGCAATTATATTCTGGTACTTGCTCCTAGTCTGCCAGGCTTTCGTCGCCGTCTGTGTGAACGCGGCGGCATTGGTTGGCGTCCCAACAGTGGGGTGCGAATGGTTCGCGCATTGCTGCGCCAGTTCTGCCAGTAAATCAATGGTGTCCAGCATCATAGTCAAGGCGTTGATACTCTCACTGCCAATATGGACAGTTGCCCCCATGACCTGCTGACCGCCAGCGGCCACTGATTTACGCAGTGCGGCAATCTTCTCTGTCAGGCTTTCGCCAACCTCCACGGCTACAGCACCGCCCACTTTAGTGGACTGCTGTCCTGCTATGTCCGTTTCTTCGTTTCCTTCAATACTGGCCAGCCTGTTACCTTTCACCGCCTGGCTATAGTCACCAGCACTTACCTGCTGGATGGCTCCGGCCAGCAATGTGGCGGTTCCCAGTACCGTGGTTTTATCCGTGGCTTTCACCGTGGTTTCACGGCTGACCAGTTCGCGCTGTTCTGTATCAGCTTTTACAGTTCGCACCATTGATGTTTCGCTGATGGTCTGATCGGTCTGCCTTACCCAGTCACCCGCCTGAGTCACTCTCTGGGATACTTCTTCCCGCTGCTGCTGTAATTGCTCACCGGGTTTAACGTCCGGCAGACTGGTGCCATCCGGTAGCGTCTGCCTGATAAAAGGTTTATCCGGTCTGCCTCCTGTGAATGCGACCTCAACCAGCGTCCCTTCTGGCGGGAACTGAAACATACCTGAATCATTCCCGGCCATTGGTACCGGCAGCGGCACCGCTGAATAAACAGGCGTCTGATTGTCCGGGTTTCCGTCTGCGTCAAGCAGCTGCACGTCCACGGCGTAACGTGGCCGGAAGGGATCGGCAAAGTTACCGCTTTTTACCGGCTCTGAATGCGCCACGACTCTGGCCATCTTTGGCAAATGAAGCCCGGATGTCAGTTCCGGGTAATGGCTTTCAATCTGCCGTTGCGCTGGTGTTTTCTGCAAAGGTTTACCCGTTGCGCGGTTTCTCGGTGTCCATGTGATCGCCATCGTGTCATTAGTCAGGTGAACTTTAGTCACGCGTTCACCGTTCATCTCCACCCCTGGCCGCATAGTCTGGATCACTGGTAATGTCACAGAGTTACCGCCAGCAGCCCCCTGGCTGAACTCTGACGGGATTTCTACGGAACGACCGGCAAACAATGATTTTTCTGCGCCTCCGACGTAAAGCGAACCATCAGGCAACTGGTACCAGATGTAATCCTGGATACTGAACGCCCTGCCCAGATTGTTCAGCAACTGATAACCAGTACCGTTATGGGTAAAATGTGGGATTGGGGTATCGCTGTACTGTGCATCAGGCACACTGACCGTGATCCCGCTGTTTTCTTCCAGCCAGCCCGCAATTTCACGCAAAGTCGGGTGTTGAAACGAACATGGCCACATCCTTTCAAACACACCTGCCAGCTCACGAATGAACAGACGCTGAAAACCGTTTTCAGCGGGCTGCGATCGCTCCACATACCCCGTAAACCAGCGTAAAAGCAGATCGGTATACCCCACATCCAGCCGCACCAGTTTTCCGGTGTAATCGGTTGTTGTCTCTGCGGTGATGAAGCCCCGGCCGCAGCTGTTCAGCTCCAGTACCAGGCTGGCATCCACCAGGTGAACTTCATCCGTTGAAAGGTAAAGGCGTTTTACTGGTTTCATCATTAACCCAAAGCATCATTGACGGGCTTCAGCACCTTGCGTTCAAACCACGTCAGTTTTTCTTCATCCTCTCCGGCAGACTGGCCACCGGACTGTCCCGCACTACCGGCAGTTTGTTTTTTTGCGGTCGTCTTACCTGTTGCCCTGGCCTCTCGCTTTTCCTGCACGCTGATATGTTCCGCCAGTGTGAATGTCACCAGCCAGGCCATTTTCCCGTCCTGCTGGGGTGCATCCAGCATTCCGCTGAACGTTGCTTCACGAAAATTAACAGCACGGGCAACTTCATGCGCCACTCGGTACTTCTGACGATTACCACTGGCATCGGTAGCACTGGCCAGCTCAAAAATACGCTTCAGTATTTCAGGCTGTTTAAAAGGTATTTCACCGCTGATCCGCAGTTCCTTTCCCTTTGCTCCCTGCTCTGATTTTGTTGTGGCACTGGTCTGGCCGGACTGATCTTTATCCTGAAATTGCTGTGAAACAGTCACCCGCATGTTTTTCAGCTGGATGGCCTCGCCATTAAGCGCCAGTGTCGGGATCGAAGTCATGAATCATTCCCTTTATTCCATCAAGATTATCGCCAACCAGCATCATGGCAGCGGTGTAAACGGCAGACTGCTGCGGAATGTCCTTCATCAGTTCCAGTAACGTAGTGCCGGTGTCTCCGCTGGCAGTAAAAACCCACGCTCTGGCACTTTTTTCCTGTAAATCATTCAGGCCGCTGGCCACATCACTGATAAGCTGGTCACGCAGCTGCGTGAACTCGCCCAGCTGTTTTTTCAGCCCTTCGATATCAAACCCGGCACCCGCCGCCTTTTGTGCCTGGCTGATTGCCGCAGCAGATAAAGCTGCCCTGCTGGTTGGTACAGACAGTGGAATGGACGCAGGTAATGCTGCGGCGGCTTTCGCAGGGATCTGCATCTTTTCAATAGCCAACGCTGCGGCGGATTGCGCCAACCGTTTGACCTGCGTGAATGCCGGGGCGGGGAAAATCCCGACCAGGTTATTCAGGCTGGCCATAAAGTTTTCCTGCGTCTGTCCGGTGACCATCATAATCACCACATCCGCATTCCCCCCTGTTCCGGCCAGGCGTTCAGCAAGATAGCGAACGGCATTAACAGGGCTGAGATATGCCCCGTTCGCTGTCTGCTGTCCCAGCCCATAAATCCACGGATGCGCAGGGACGATCGAACAGTTCAGCGCAGCAACTGAATCCGTGAAGGCCAGACGTGCTTCACGCCACATTTCCAGGCACCTCCGGCCACACAATTTCTGGCGCATCTTCCGGTTGAATACGATTCAGTAAAACGCGATATTTTTTCCATGCGATAAGCAGCAGTGCTTCTTCTTCGGTTGCCATGTCTAAATCAACGGCATCCTGCAATGTGGCAATGGCGTCATTGGCCTGTTTAAGCAGGCTTTTCTTTTCGGCGTCTGCTTCGCTAACTAATGCAATTCGCATGGCCTCCGCATCATCCATCCACGCCTTACCATTCCATTTTTGCCAGGCATTAGCCGGTGCTGACGTGGTTGTCCCTTCCGGGTAAGCGCCTGGCTCGGTGATCACCAGTTCATTACCGTTTTCTGTATCAAACACCACCTCACCACGGTGATCCTCACGGGAAATCCATCTTTGCTTCTCTGAATCAAAAATCGCCACAAATCCCGCTTTGATTGCCGGTGGCTTTATCGTGGTGCAGTTAGCTGGCAGTCCGGTATGCGCAGGAATAAAAGCATCACCCGAACCAATAAATTCATTCGTATCGGAACGCAGGTTATAAACAGTAACTGTTTGATCGGTTTCACTCATTTTAAAAGTCATTATGCGAGTCTCACTATGTAGTTAAATGCAATATTCTTAACGGTCGTTTCTGCGTTGCCCGACGCGACGACGGTAATGGTGTGACTGTGTGCGCCAATGGCTACGGTATGAGAGTGAGCGCCAATACCTACGGAGTGATTATGTGCGCCAATGGCTACGGTGTGCGCGTGGTTTCCCGCTGAACTGGTATTTACGGTATATGCAGTACCACTTCCGCCTGCTGATCTGGCTATTCCTGAACCATCAGTGCCTCGCGTGGTAAAACCGTGTGCGTGCGCCCCTGTCGTATTTGTCGTTTTTGTACCGTGGTCAAACGTACTCGCCGTTTTAGTACCGTAATCAAATGAGGATGTTGATTTCGTTCCCAAATCCGTACTGGATGCACTCGCAGTGTGGGCATGGGATTTATTGCCATCATCTTCATAGGAGAGAACTGCGCGACCGTCTGGTTTCCCTTTGATTGTCTGGCGGCGCATATCAGGAAGAACACCCGATGGGTATGCAATAGCCAGTTGCGGGCAGGCCACTGTATCAAATGCCTGCCCCTGCATGATTGCGTGACGCGCCGGTGGGATATCTGTCGGCCAGGGAAGTGGCACCCCAACAGGTACAACATCACTAATGCTTAAAACCGCCAGTTCACCCAGTTCAAGATTTTTTCTGGCTTTCGCTTTGTCGTTAACATCAGCAAGGTTTGCATCCTTACGCAAAAAATCGCTGCTGGCCTGCTGTTCTCCCAGGCTACCTTTTGGCCGTAAATCCGTGATGTGACCATCCACATCAATGCTGGCCACCGCAAACACGTAATGCTGAACCCCGTTCTGAACGTAATCAGCAAGATTTGCAGCCACCGTGATTTTGCTCTGCACATTCCAGACACTGGTCAGTGTCCCTGTCCAGCACACATCCAGCCAGACTTTTACCGGCTTTGTCGTCACAGTAATATTCTGGTTCGCAGCCAGTGACGCACGAAGTCCCGCCACATAACCCGTGCCTTTCGTGACAAAAAACTGATTGCCAGTTTTGGCTACCAGATACCCGTCACCAAAAAACGCCGCCGTGCCATAGATATCCATATTTTCCAGGCGCTGGCGCTCATCCATTCCGGCCATACGCGCGGTGAAATCAATCTGCCAGGTTTCAGCAGGCGTATTAATCCCGGTTTCCGTTTGTGCGCCGTTGTACTCCATCAGAAACGAGCGGGTCAGCACGTTTCCCTGTTGCCCTTCTTTTGTTTTCAGTTTCTGCTGTGATGGTGCATGGACAATCATTGCCAGCGTACCGCTGGCCTTATTGAGCAGACCGATCCAGTTAAAACTGAAATCACCCACATCTGCGCCCAGCACTACGGAATAAACCACCCCATTTTCATTCACCACACCCGTGCGGGTAACAGCCTGCCGGTGAACAATCTGTGCTGTCGGGGGCAACGCTTCATTACGGTCAACAGGTGTATCCGGGTTTAAATCCGGCACACTGGCAAAAACAAATTCGTCCAGTAGTACCGGTTCACCCGTAGCACCCTGTTGCGCTTTCCAGTTTTCAAATGCCAGTGTGATAGCTGTCTGTGACATAAAAAACTCCTTACAAACTCGCGCTGAATGTTGCGCTGCGGGCTTCCGTCCCTGCTAACATCGCCGGATAAACCACATATTCCCCCTGATCCCATCCGGCTCTGATAGCCAGTTTTTCCGATGTGATCACCTCAAACTGATAGCGTCGGCATGTTCGCCCGTACTGACGGATTATCTGGATCAGCAACTGCGTGTTGTCTGCAATCTGGCTGTCTGTAACCCGAACCAGAATCACATCCCAGTCGATACCCGGTTGCCGTTCTAACAGCTCCACATAACCAATCCCCAGCCGTTCAAAGATATTGATAAACCCTTCTACTGAACCGGCATCCCGCGCATTCACAAAGGCAAAAGCCACGCGTTTGCGGAACAGGGTCAACGGTTCACCATCAAAGCGGGTGATATCCCGGTCATAAGCCAGCAGATTCAGTAATGCCGGTGTACACGTCAGCGGATCAAACTGATTCATTGGCCAGGTAACCCAGCCGTAAACCTCAGCCCAGAACCGCCGCGCCGTGTTCAGCAATTTCCCCGGTTCGCCTTTATTCATCCAGGAAGGCAAGACCATCCCGGCCAGCTTTTTCATGAACTCATTCATTCTCAATATTCACCGTCAGTGATTTCAGACGCGGCACGCTCAGTTCACTGGTAATATCTCCCAGCGAAAATGTCAGTGATTCCGTCTGCGCAAAGGTTTTATGAATTTCCCGCCCCAGTTGCGAAAATGAAAACCGTGAATATGGCCACGTCTTTCTGACGTCATAATCAGCATTTTCACGAAAGGCACAGCGGATCATGTTCTCAATGCCGCCCTTCAGCGTTTTCACTTCTTCGTCACTGAAGTTGTTCAGATTTTTGACATAAACCGTGACGGCCAGATCGTGAAGCGTTTCCGGCATGGGATAGCACTGCATATCATCACCATGCCCGTGGTGCCCCAGCGTGTTGATATAGTCATTCACCGCATCCACGAACGGCGCTGATGCCACCCCACTGTCCAGTAATAAAAAGGCATTGGCTGTTCCTGGCCCCCTCGGTGCTTCATGCTCAAAGAAAATCCGATCGATGCTCAACCCGGCAACACTTGCGATCATTGAGCGATAAACCGCATCAGTGTGGTAATTCCCCACCAGATTGAACTGATTGCGGCAACGCTCGCGCAGTTCATCATCACTTTCCTCGTCAGCCCCCGGCACAGTCAGCCAGTTTTCCTCACTGGCCACATGGCTGATACCACTGACCGCCACCGGCAGAATGCGGTAATATCCGGGCGCAAGGTTATACGCGCCCCCGGTGCCGGTGGCTTTCACCGGCAGTAATGCGCTGGCCGCACCGGAAGCGATCACCACATCCTCAGTGGTGGCCAGCTCATACACTCGCCCGTTAATGCGTTCTGTCTGAATAACCGTCCCGGCTTTCACCGTCACAACGGCCTTTGCATCTTCTTTGTAGAACCGAATCACCCCCTGTGCAGAGCTCGCCGGTTTTGCCGTGACGTTCACCGCCCAGGCCAGCAAACGCAACATGCTCCCGCTGGCTGTGGCCACAAACATATTGGCCAGCACGGTTAACACCAGAACGTCTTTAAGCCACATCACCGGGGCGGTCACAATGGCGGTGATTAATCGCCAGAACGGTGACATTCTGGATGTATTGGTGATAATCCCCTCATCCGCTGCAATCGCATTGAAGCGTTCCCGCACTTCGGCTTCCGTTACCGGCATACCGCTGTCTTTCACCACTTCTTCAAAATCAACCTGCGGTTTTTCCGTCATAAATCCACCTGCGCAGAGATCCCGCCAAAATCGTATGTACTCGCGGTTACCCACAGCCGCTTCTGACTTTCTTCACTGATTTCCACCGTACCCGGCACAATGCGTTCATCATCTTCAATCAGTAATTCCATGCGGGTAAAAATATCCGCTCTCATTGTCGGGCTACGTTCGGCAATTAATTCCGTCGCTAACCCACTTTCAATAATGGAATGAATAATGTCCTGCCCGATACTTTTTCGGTTATTACATAATTCAGGTTCATTACCGGTATTCAGAACAAAGTCACCGCTCTGAATCAGCAAATCGATATAAAGAACATCACTCATGCGCCAAGCTCCTGCCATTCCATAAGCTGGGATGGAGAAAGTGCTTCTTTGGTATGGAAATGCACTTCACCAATTTTCCGGCTGTTATCGGTTACGGATTTACTGTTGCTGCTGATTGTTTTGCTGATACCACCTTTATCCACACCTTTTAAATCACCACCCGTTGACAGTGTATTTCCGGTTAATGGCTGCGTGGTTTCACTGGCCAGTGAAATATCCACGCCGGGAATTTTATTCAGTTTCTGAACAATCCAGTTCCACGACTTAAGAAATCCCCCTTTGATTGACTTCCAGACATTATCAAACAGCGACATAATGCCGGAGGCCATCCCCTTTAACGCCTCAGACGGTGAAAATCCTGTCAGCAAAGAAATAAAGCTGTTCCATCCTTCACTGATATATTGCCAGGCTGAAGCAAAGATCCCCGCCAGCCATTTCACTACGGCGGCACATGTCTGGAAGGCTTCGGTATTCATCACCGCTGCTTTTATCGTATCCCAGTGCTTAACCAGCAGATAACAACCGGCAACCAGCAGCGCAATGGCACCAATCACAAGCAGGATCGGCCAGCTCATCAGATTGATACCAATTCCGGCCATTATTGCGGCCATGCGTACCGCCAGTAACGCACCGCGCAAAAACTTCAGCGTGGTATTCCAGGCGATTACCGCCATTTGTGCCAGCCAGACAGTGGCCGTGTAGATTTTCGTAACCGCCGTTAACGCCACCCAGATCCCGCGCAATCCCATCATGATGAACCTGGACACTCCCATCACGATATTGGCCACCGCACCCACGGCGGCAAAGCTCAGTAGTGCCATCGACGCATAACCAATCACACGGGCAATGTTAGGAAATAACTGCATCCAGCGGGCAAAGGTCTGCCCCATATCCGCCAGGCGATTCAGAACCGGATACAGTACCGGGATCAGCGTCAGCCCGATCACGGTCTGAATGGCTTTCAGGATTTGCACAAAGCGATCCCACGGCTTAACCATTTTTTGTGCCATTTCCTGGGTACGCTTCAGGCCGTCTGCGCCGCCCAGTTCGGTGATGTTCCGCTGAAGTAACGCGACATTGCCGTAAAGATGTTTAACCACTGCCGAACTGTCACCAAAGGCTGCATCCAGCTCCGCCTGGGCTTTCAGGTTCCCTTCAAGGCTTTTGCCATATTTGCCCTGCAACTTGATCAGCATTTCAGGCATGGACAGCATTTTTCCGGTGGAGTCAGTAAAGGACAGCCCCAGCTTTTTAGCGCCATCAATCGCGCCGGTCATAAATCCTTCATAGGCGCTGCTGGCTTCCGTTCCCAGCGTCCGCTGAAGTTGCCCCAGCACGGCCAGCTGTTCATCCAGCCCCACACCGTAGTTAGTCCCGACGCCGCGGGCACCTTCCATCAAATCCTTGATAGTGGCCATTTCTGTGCCAAAGGTTTTGCGCATATAAACCATCTTGCCTGCCAGCTGCTCGGCAAATTCCACCTTGCCCAGTCTGGCGGCATCGGCGGAAAAGTTACCGAACATCTGCCCCATAAATTCCGCCGTGTCCGCCGCTGTGGACTTGAGCGCAAACGCCAGGGTATTGGCGACTTTCGTCACCTTCGGCAGTTCATTACCCGTCAGTCCGGCAATGGAAGCGTTAATATTTTCCGTGGATTTAACGAACTCCACCGCGCTGGCACCGTAGGTTGTACTGAAGCGCAGGGCATCTCGCTGAACGGTCTTAAGCGCAGAATCATCAATCCCTTTTGCGGCGGCATCATTCAGCGCGTCATACATTTCAATTGCCGGTGATAACGCACCCCTGATCGCCATCCCGACACCGGCCAGCGCCACTGCGCCGCCGCCAATCTGCATAAAGGCCGCTTTTGATTTTTCCGCAAAGCCGGTGACGTTACCCTGCGCCTGTTTTAACGGGCGGGATAATTTATCAATCAGGCTTAATGTAAAATCTAATTGTTTCATTCAGTGCCTTTAAATGCTTTTGCCACACCATTGGCCACGGCTATTCCCGTATATTCCCAGTGACGATTATCCAGCCAGATAGCGGCGGCGATATCATCAACGGAATCCTGACCATGCGGTAAATAATGACGGCGAAGAATTAAATATTGTTCGAGTCCATTTCTTTCAATTTCATGGACTCGCTTTGTCAGTTTTTTACTTCAATTTCCAGTTCAGGCGCATAAATATCATTTACTTTGCCAACCAGTTGAAGCGCTGCACCCGGACGTTTTAATACTTCTGCCAGTGCTTCTTTACTTTCCGTTGCCACAATTCGCGTCAGATAGTTATGAGCCGGGGCAACTTTATTATCCATCGCCATTTCATTAATAAATTTGTTGTAGGCGGTCTGATTTGGCTCAAAAACAATATCCACACCACAAACACACAGTTTAATTTGTTCCATCACTCATGCTCTCTCTTAAATTAATTTCGTCCACTAACTGATTATGACGCGCAGCACACTGACCATAAATTTCAGGATAAATTGTCAGTAATTCTGCTGCGTCTTTTCCTGTCGTACCGTTCAGGCGCGGCAGCTGCGTGGTGCATTTAGTTTTCAGGTTTTCCTGATAACGCACGTTCGGTACCGGCTGCGGCGCTGTTGTACATGCTGACAAACTCATCAGACAGACAGCGATTGGTAAAAACGGGCTTAAGTATTTCCGTGCGTATCTCTCGCGGTGCCACATTTTTTAACGCCTCCAGTTTATCTTCCAGCGCTCTGGCCGAATCACTGGCAATACCCTGCATTGCTTTTCGCGATTCATTACCGGCCACCTGCGCCGCTGTATTGATTGCCAGCTCTAAGCTGTCACGCCGCCAGTCAGCGGTCAGCCAGCCCCAGACAAACGCCAGCGCCACCACAACCAGCCACTGCCCGCTGCTCATCAGCGCACCCCGTTATGTTCCAGACTGAAATGATTGCCATCCGGTCTGGATTTGAAGCGTCCGCCCCATACACCACCCAGTGATTCCCAGTATTCCCCCAGTGGCAGATAATCTTCTGTGCGGGTTTTGTACTGACCGTTCACGAACAGATTGAAATCCACCGCCAGCCGCTGGGTGTGTAGACTGTTAGAAATGCCGCTGCCTTTCTTCGCATTCAGCGCGGCCTGTTCTGGTGTACGGTAAGCCTCACCGAACGTCAGTCGGTAGCCATGTTCTTCTGCCCAGTGGATCAGACTGGCCACCATGACTGTGAATAATTGCTGTTTTTCACTCAGGGTCATTTGTCTTGCTCCCGTTCTGCTTTCCCGCTGCACGTCTGCGCAGCCACACTTCCACCGCCTGATAACCGGCAATCCCCAGCGCCGCCCCCAGCCCCTGAATGGCCAGCGGGCTGGCATCCGGGATCTGAATCAGCACCGCCCCGGCCACCACTGAAACCAGACTGCCCAGGATCACGCGACCAGCAAACAGGCGCGGCGTGATGGGGTCATTACTGGTCAGCACATTGCCGATGGCAATCAGTGCGCCAATGATCAGCAGTGAATAAAGGCTCTTTTCATGCTCCTGCATCCCTGCCCCTTATCCGATCAGGTTTTCTGTGGCTTCCGCTTCCAGATACGGCACACCGTTGATGTTGACGAATTTCGGACTGGTCACGAAATATTTGATTTTGTGCGTGGTCACACCGCCACCTTTCGGATCAATATCCAGCAGGTTGCTGACCTGCAATTTATTGCCGAACGTCTCCACCTTCATTTCTTCGCTACTGGCTTTGGCATAGAAAAGAAAATCAAGTGGGGGAAGCCCACGCCATGAACCCGCTGCACGGGCTTTGGCTGTCAGCACCTGAAGTGTTTTTGAACTGACTTCAATTTCCCCCTCAGCGGCAACATCGCCATCCACATACCCGTCAGGGACGCCACGCGTCTGGGCGGCAGCGCTGTTATCCGTAATATCGAGCGTGATTTTCTCGATATGGATCAGATCGCCGTCCATATAGGTGTCAAACGACATACCCGAAATACGTTTGGTCATGCTGTGGCCTCCAGACTGGCATCCAGTAACAGACTGATGGTGATTTGCAGCGGCACTTCCCAGGTGCGCACCACAATGTAAATATCCACCGCCTTTTTGTTCTTCCAGACAATGGTCACATCACCATCCTGCGGCGGCTTCACCTCTCCCGGAAATGACACACCGTTAATGCTGGCCGCAGTAGACATTTCACGCAGTGGACGGGCAAACAGTGTCTGATGTGCGGCGATACTTCCCGGCGTGCTGTTCAGCGAGCGATCCGCGATTTTACTGATAGCCAGCAGACGAACACGGCGGGCAGCTTTATCCGCAACGCGCAGGGTTTCAATCGACTGATAATCGCCGCCCTCAACATCCAGCGTGCGGCCATCAGCCCAGTAAAAACCGTCATAATCCGGGTACCACATCGGCACACTGAAACGCTGTGCTTCAAGCGCCTGAAGTGTGGCCAGTTCCAGCACTTCTCCGGCACCATCAACCGGCATTTCATCACTGCCCAGATTCATCAGAGCACCGGTTTTAACCCGCGCCGGACTGTCAGCAATGGTTACCGCACGGCTACACAGTCGACCAGCCAGCACGCCCGGTTCATTTCCCCACAGGCGGGGAACCAGCTGCACCGCCTTTTCTGCAATACCATCCTGAAGGGTGGCCATGCGTACCAGATAATCCGCCTGGACTTCTTCATCCTGCATTCCCTGTGCGGCCAGGATGAACCACACCCAGCGGCCATACTTTGAAATCAGGGTGGATCGTAACGTCACGGCCTGATTTACCTGCGCTTTAGCGGTCACATCGTCAGACAGCACCACGCCTTCCACAGAGCACACCACCTGCGCGGCCAGAACCGCTTTCACCCAGGCATCTGCCTCCGCATCAGCTGGCAGGACGTGAATGAACCCCCACCAGTTCTGGCCAGCGTTCGCCAGCGCAGCCAGAACATCATTTTTCAGCGGGCTGGCTTCCTCTCCCAGCAGTGAATCAAAATCACTCTGGGCATTCACCGCCAGCGTTTTCCCCACATTTTTGGTACCCGTACCGATAAACAGCAGTGTGCGCTCCACCTCATTGGTTTCACCCAACAGCTGATTTACCTGGTTTACGGTCACAATTGGCCAGGTCATGCTTTCCCCTTAATATCCTGCGCTTTAACGTCCCAGCCAAAGCCGATAGCCTGAAGCTGACGCGCCAGCGCCTTGTCAAATTCATCATCATTCATGCCCAGAAACACACGGGCAGGAAGATCCACTGTCCAGCTGGTTTTCACAGCTTTACCACTGAGTTTTCGAATCAGCAGCCCTGCCTGGCTGTACGGCATCGTTTTGGTGATCTCGCCCAGTGTGGGCTTTTTCCATCGCTTACCGGTTTTCACCCGGTACCCCAGCGCCCGTAATTTTTTGGCCTGGGCAGGTGTCGCCATTTTCCCGGCCTCCGCCTTCCGTGGCTGATTACTGCGGCTGACTTTCACGCGCATTCCGTTTTGTTGCGCGTAACCCACTGTTCCGGCTGGTACCGGCGTTTCCCCGTTCCGGTATCCGCCGCCCTGCAAATAGATCCGCACAGCCTGAATTTCTGGCATTTCACGGATATGCAGCAGCTTTGGCAGGTTGCGCAGCATTTTCCCTTTGCGTTTTGTCTTACGTCCCGGCCACTTCTGGCCATCCGGGGATTCCTGATTGCGCACATGCCGTTTTGCCGCAGCAATCACGCCATATTTGGCCAGACGCCAGATCAGACGCTGCCGTTTTCTCGGCGGCAGCTCCATGCTGGCCAGTGCCTTGCGCAATTCGGCCAGCTGTTTTTTATTCAGCTCGCCACCGGCAATCATTCGCCATCCCCCACCGGCGCACCGGCCTCATCCACGCTGTAAATACTGGCGGTCAGTGCCGTCCAGATTTCAGGCTCAACCAGTGACCAGCGCTCACCCCGCCACGGAATAGCCCCGTTTTCGTCCTGCCTGATCACCAGTTCTTCCACCATCGGAACAGTCAGCACGATAGTGGCCGTTTCCTCATCCTCCACCGACACATCCCAGTCCGGTTCGGCTTCACTCAGCCCCACTTCATCCAGTAGTTCCCTGTCGGCATCATCCAGCCACGCCGCCAGTAAGGACATAAGCAACTGTGGCGGACACAGGCGATACGGAAAACGCTCCCAGCTCAGAACCGCGTCATATCGGATCACCGCCTGACGATATTGTCCCAGCCCGTAATCCTTCGCCGCAGGAATGAACTTCATCTCATCCAGCACACTGTCAAATGACTGCATCGCACGGGGCGGGGCGTTCTCTTTAAAAAATGCGTGCAGGCTCTGGATCTGCGTCTGGCTCATACTTTTTTCACCGTTGCCCGTTTCAGCCCTTTCATACGGCGGATAACCACCGACGCTTCAGCCAGTAACCCGGCGCGGGTTTCCATGCTTTCCTGTCCCGGATGGGTATCACGCCGCCCGATGGTGGCGAACTCACCCAGTAGATCCGCTTTTGCCCTGGCAAAAACGGCCTTCATGTACTGGGCACACAGGCTGTTCAGTCCGCCCATTTTTACGCCTGGTACCTCTGCCGCCAGCGTGTGGCCTTTCGTTTTCCAGCTGGCCTCCACGTTTTCCAGCTCCACATTCACCTCCGCCACTGCCGCAAGTAGCGCCTGGCTGATGGTGTCAGCGTCAATATCTGGCGGTAGTGACCGCTGCGCCTGAAAATCCTTCAGATTCAGGTCTGGCCAGAATCCGTTATTGGTCAGCGGTTCATCCTGATAATCCAGCGGCTTTCCGCTAAACATAAATCCCCCGAAAAAGGCGGACTGGCCGGTTTCCACGGCGCAGTTACACACAAGGTGTTCTGCCCTCCACCGCGTCCGCCTGGCTTGCGGTAGTCTTTACCCTTGTGTCAGTTTTCTGATACGGGCGGCAATTGTCTGCCGCGCCGTTCTGACGCCAATTTTTGAGTAGTGTTTTTCTGCAACAGCCAGCAGCTGATCGGCCTTTTCCAGCGTTTCAATATCATCCACGCCCGCCGCAGTTTTCTGGCCATCGTCATTGCGTAGCAACTCCTGACCGGCAAACTTGAACCATTTGGCTGTCACCTGCTCATGCAGTCGCCAGGTGTTTGCCACCCGCTCAAACGTGCGGGTGAAATAAGGCTCAACACTTTCCCCGCGCCCTGCGGTTTCCTGCGCCCATGCCAGCATCGTATCCGCCACAAACGTGGGGAAATTGCTGCGCAACCGATCCGGGGTTGCCTGCTGCTGACTGATTGCAATGTCAGCCCAGTCCAGCGCCTTATCCAGATCGCCCACGTCAAACAGCCAGATAACACACCAGGCGAAAACCGGATTTGCATACACCTGGCCACTCTCCAGATAGGCTTCCACAGTGGGAACCCAGCGCGGCAACAGCACATCGCGTTTATACTCGACGCGATCGGCGATGGTAGGCAGACTTCGAACGTGTTCCACATCCGTTTCCAGCGCCCTGATCAGCAGGTGCATACTTTCCGTGGTTTCCAGTGCCTGGCTGCGTTTCAGCTTTTGTTCCATCGCAATGCGCTGGCTGTGACGCTGCGCGGGGGAAAGTGCCATTTATCAGCCCTCCACCGGTTCGGAGACTTTGCCGATCGTCACTGCGGATTCATCAATGGCCGCATACAGCTCCGGCACTTCCACCGCGTAACCTTCATTGCGCAGGTATTTGTTTTCGAACTGCTTACGATCTTCAACAAACTCCGCCTTACGCATACGGGTATTGCGCTGGGTGTAGATGTGCAGGTTAGAAAGCGGCGTCACTACCATGCGTTTACCCGGCATAAACGGCGGGATAATGGCCTGACGGCCAGCAATGGTGCTTCCCAGCATCTGCGCAGCAATTTTTTCAGTCGGACGGTCTGCTGCCTGATACAGTCGGTACTGTTCAGCAGCGACCAGATCGGCACCGACAAGGACGACCAGACGAGGGTCATTGCGGAACTGCGCCGGGATTTTGGCGTTAATCAGATCGGACGCCATTGCATCCAGTGACTTGTAATCCCCAGCCTCATCGAGCACCACAGGATCGGTCATAATCTGATTGCCGCCCAGCAGCGTTTTCATACGCTCATGCCAGCCAACGTTCACATCCTCGCCGTTCGGGTTGGCTTCCGGGTCAGTGGTTTTTGCGCGGCTTTTACCGTTAAAACCAATACGCAGCATATCCAGTGCAAAAGCCTGCGTGGTGAATGCCTGGACAAGGTTGAAAAACTCGTTTTCATCCTTACCCGCATTTGCCCAGACCGAAAGCAGATCCCAGCGCAACGCGGCGCAGCTGTCTGTCTCAACCAGCGAATAGTCATTACCGTCAACACCCACGCGACGAATAAAACGGCCATTTTCGCTGCGGCCGGTATGCAACACGGAAGAACCGACAGAGATCACCTGGCCACTCAACTGGTCAACATCCAGACAGGTGATCATGTTCAGGAACTCGACGGACTCCAGCAACGCAAGACGCAGCGCATTTTCCTGCGGGTCATTCAGGGAAAAATAACGACTGGTATCACGTGCGCCAAAATGCTGCGCCATCCCCGCCGAATATTTATCCAGTAAATCCCGCGCACGATTATTAAGGTGCATAAAACTCCCTCGCAATTAAGCGATATATAAAATTTATTCTGGGCTAATCAGCGTTAAAGCGAATTACAGAAAATTATATTTCCCGGCTTTTTCTGAAATTTTACGCCCCGGTGAACGGGTATTCTTATTACCCAGATCGTTAAAGCGGGTTACGATTTCTTTCGCATTATCACGAATGGCCGCAAACTCTTCCGTGTCCACAACTTCAACAATAGTATCCACATCTTCCTGAACAGTGCTCAGTTGTGTTTCAATTGCCCCCACTCGCGCTTCCAGATCGTTAACAGCATTCGCAAGCGCCTGCAATTTATCATCACCCTGCTGCGTATCATCCTGCTGACCTTCGCTTTCAAACTTTGGCTTAATGCCAAATAAATGGTGCCAGGTTTTTTTCATCAGTTCTTCCTGCTTAATTTTTCCGTCACGGGAAATTACGCAACTGTAATATCCCTGTTTTGATAGTCTGCGCCGACTAAAGCGCAACCGTGTAGTGCCCACACTGGCGGGGTTGTCCGTTACGGCCAGTCCGCCCAGATACGTTCGCTCACCTCCGCGCCAGTTAAGTTCTGGCTCAACAGAGAAATAAAGCAACTGCCCTTCATCATTGGCATACAACAGGCGCTTGTTAGGACACAGGCTCACATATAATCGTGCCAGCCCATCTTCCCCGTCCTGCCACATCGCCTTTAGCACTTCGCCAAAATTACCGGCATATCGTTCATGTTCAGGCCAGATTAGTGCGGCGTAATGGGTGACATCATAGGTTTCCCCCATGTCAATAATCCATTGCCGTTCCATGACCCTGCCATCAACCGTATCGCCTTCTGTGGCAACACACAGCCAGTCAGTTTTTAAATGCGACATATCCCCCCTGATTTATTCACTGACCCTGCGAACTCAATTATTGCCAAATAAAACCGCCACCGCATTACGCTTTATTCTGAACAGTTCGGTTATAACGCTTTACCGAACAGACACGAATTAACACCACCGTTTTTTCATCACAGCCACGGCATAATTATCCGCATGGCTAAATATTCTGAAGAATTAAAAGGCGTTGTTCGCGCACTTTATCTGCGCCGCTATACGCCAAAGGAAATCGCATCTGAATTAAATCTGCCGAATGCGCGGATCGTTTACTACTGGGCGGAGAAATACAGTTGGGCGGATTTGCTCAGTTTTGAAAGCACAGAGGAAGCAATTGAACGCCGTTACCAGCTGCTGGCCAGCCGCGATAACAAAACCGATCTCGACCTGAAAGAAATGGACATGCTCATTGCTCATGCCACGAAACTGCGTGCGCAGAGTAATAAACACAAAGAGAAAATGGCCAGCGGTCAGAGTTCCGGGCAAGCAGCTGCACGAGACAACAATGACGACGAACCGCGCAGTAAACGGAAATACAAGAAAAATGATATTACCTCGCTGACGCAGGAGGACTTTGACGCATGGGCTGAGGAACATCTTTTTGAATATCAGAAACACCTGCGCAATAACATTGGCCAGCTTGTCAGGAACATCCTGAAAAGCCGCCAGATCGGTGCGACCTGGTATTTTGCGTTTGAAGCGTTTGAAAACGCGGTGATGACCGGAGATCCGCAAATCTTTCTGTCAGCGTCAAAGGCACAGGCTGAAGTGTTCCGGTCTTATATCGTGAATATTGCAGAGCAGTATTTCGGTATTACGCTGACTGGCAACCCGATCCGCTTAAGCAACGGCGCAGAACTGCGTTTTCTCTCCACCAACAAAAACACCGCCCAGTCCTACAGTGGCCACCTGTACTGTGACGAATATTTCTGGGTGCCAAACTTTGCAAAACTTAACGAAGTGGCCAGCGCAATGGCCACACATGACAAGTGGCGTACCACCTATTTTTCAACGCCATCGGCAAAAACGCACCAGGCTTACCCGTTCTGGACGGGCGATGAGTGGAAACAGGGCAGTAAAAAACGTGCGGCCATTAAGTTTCCGTCCTTTAACGAAATGCGTGACGGCGGGCGACTCTGCCCGGATGGGCAATGGCGCTACGTCATTACGATGGAAGATGCCATTGCGGGCGGTTTCAACCTGGCGAACATCGAGAAACTGCGCAACCGCTACAACGACGCCACTTTTAACATGCTCTATATGTGCGTGTTCGTTGACAGCAAAGATTCCGTTTTCAGCTTTTCCGATCTGGAAGCCTGCGGCGTTGAAATCGACACCTGGCAGGATCACAACCCTGATGCAGCGCGGCCATTCGGTGACAGGCCAGTTTGGGGCGGCTTTGACCCGGCTCGCAGCGGTGATTTGTCCTGTTTTGTCATCATCGCCCCGCCGATGCTCGCCGTGGAGAAGTTCCGCGTTCTGAAGGTGATTTACTGGAAAGGCATGAACTTCCGGTATCAGGCAAAACAGATCGAGCAGTTGTTCAAAAAATACAACTTCACTTATCTGGGGGTGGACGTTACCGGCATTGGCCAGGGTGTTTTTGACAACATTCAGCATTTTGCCATGCGCGTGGCCGTCCCTATTCGTTACGACCTGAACACCAAAAATCAACTGGTACTGAAAGCGGTGGACGTGGTGGAAAGCCAGCGTATTGAGTGGGATAAAAACCTGAAAGAGATCGCGGCCAGCTTTATGTCTGTGCGCCGAACCACCACACAAAGCGGCAACGCCATGACGTTTGTCGCTGACCGCAGCCAAGATACTGGCCACGCGGAGGCGTTCTGGGCGATTACCCACGGTCTGCATAACGAACCCCTTAACTATGAAAACAAACCTAAATCCCGCTGGGGTGTAAGGAAAGAGGCAGCATGAGTAAAAAGAAACGCTTTGTTAAGCGCGACCAGCGCGGCGACAAATCAAAAAAGATGAGCATTATCACATTCGGCAAACCTGAACCGGTTCTGACTACCGGCACAGATTACCGTGATATCTGGTACGACAATGCCGCCGATCACTTCACCCAGCCGATTGACCGGCTGGCACTCGCACAGCTGATTAATCTTAACGGTCAGCACGGCGGCATCATTCACGCCCGCAAAAACATGATTGTTTCAGACTACCAGGGGGGCGGGCTTATTCACGACCAACTGGAAGCGGCAGCGTTTGACTATATAACCTTTGGGGATATTGCAATTGCCAAAATTCGTAACGGCTGGGGCGACGTGATCGCACTTGAACCCTTGCCCGGTCTGTATATTCGCCGCCGCAAAGTCAGAGATAACGCCCAGGATAAGCCCGGTGACTACGTGGTGTTACAGGAAGGAGAACCGCAGGTATGGCCAGAAGAAGATATTATCTTCATCAAAATGTATGACCCGCAACAGCATATCTACGGACTGCCGGACTACATCGGCGGCGTGCATTCCGCGTTACTTAACAGTGAAGCGGTCATTTTCCGACGCCGCTATTACCACAACGGTGCGCACACTGGCGGTATTCTTTATACCCGCGATCCCAGCATGACGGACGAAATGGAGGAAGAAATCGAACAGCAGCTGCGTGACAGTAAAGGGATCGGTAACTTCTCCACCATCCTTGTAAACATTCCTGGTGGAGACGGCGACGCCATCAAATTCATTGAAATGGGGGATATTTCCGCGAAGGATGAATTTGCCAATATCAAAAACATCAGCGCCCAGGACATTCTGAACGCGCACCGTTTCCCTGCCGGCCTCGCCGGCATTGTCCCGCAGAACACTGCCGGACTGGGGGATGTTGAAAAGGCTGAACGCATTTACAAGAAAAGCGAAATTGCCCCCATCCAGCGCCGTTTCATGCTGGCCGTTAACAACGATCCCGAAATACCGGAAAGGCTACACCTTAACTTTGATTTAAGTTACACAGAATCAACGGATAAGGGTGCGGCATGAGGCGAAACAGGCTAAAATCCAGGCATCATTTAACAGCTGGAGCATGGAATATGCGAGTTCTGAAAATCGAATGCCCGGAATGCGGCTCAAAGGCTGTTATTCGTAAAACGAACCGGAAGCACCGGCAGATTGCCGATATTTACTGTGCCTGTTCAGATGTTGAGTGTGGCCACACGTTTGTTATGAATCTGACGTTCTCCCACACTCTCAGCCCCAGCGCTAAAACGGGTGATGCGATGGTGCAAAAAATACTGAATGCACTTTCACCCGATCAGCGCCAGATGGCATTAGACCTACTGAAAGCGACTCCCGCCGCCTGAAATGCCCCCATTCTGGGGGCGTTGCCCTTCCTTTTTAACCATTTCACGAACCTCTCCCGCAAGCTCTCCAATCCAGGCCAAAGCGATTGTTTTTTCTCTCTGGTTACTTTCGTAAACATGGGCAATTTTGGCCAATAACTCAATGCGTTCCAGCTGTGCCGACGCCTCCAAAAGATCCATTTAGCCCCCACAAGCAATAAATAACTGGATATACATACAGTACACCTTAAAGCACGAATTGTGAAATTTAATTTCCTGCCATCTACTGACAAATGAATGCCTTTCACATACTTACACCGCTACAACCACCCCGGCCACAGTTCCTGTAATGGCTCGTTTTGAGTCTCCTTAAGCCGCCCGTTGCGGTAAATCAGTGCGCCCTGACCAAATCTCAAACCACTACCCCGCAAGAGAATGGCTATTTCTTCATCAGAACCATCAAAACCCCGACTGCGTAATTCCAGTTTTAACCGTCTGCGAGTTCCCCCCTCCGTACAGTTATTGACAGAACTCCAAGGGGCGGCGTTGCCGCCAGAAAAACCCGCCTCCGCTGGCGCTTCGGCCAACTTCGCAACCTTTTGCCACTTAACCAGACGGGTGCAAACTTCTGAATCAGGAACCAAAGGAGAATAAACACCCTGTACGCGCTGCACGTCCTCCGCGTATTCGTTGCCCTGTTCCGTAATTTCATAGGCCAGACGAACAACCAGATCACGGCGGGCAACCAGTGCCCCTCCCTGCGCCTGGGTATATGCAGCCCAGTCCCCGACATCAGCAGCGGCCAGAACCGCATCCATTCTGCGATCTGTCAGTACCTGATCCCGCAACCGACGCAGCTCACGCCAGACGGTTACCGGCGCACCACCAATCTGCTGAAACTGGCGAATACGCCAGCGTGAAGCCCACGCGGAAACGGACTTAGCCATATCACGCAGGTTTTCGCCGGTTTCTTCGTCCTGCTCACCATCAAGCGCAAAACCATCAATATTTTTTGAAATGTATTTCGCGATGTAGCCCGTGGCCGAACCTTTGGCGGGATCGATAGCTTCAACATGAAAACGTGCCTTCAGCGCCTTTTCAGATTGCAGTTCTTCAGAATCGGTAATTCTGGCGTGATAGCAAAGAATATCGCGCACCGTGTCCACGTCCTGCGGACGCATAAAAAGCAACATATGCCAGTGCGGTGTCCCGTCATGGTGAGGCTCAACAACCCGAAACCCAAATACATGAATACCCGCACGCGAGATCGCTGCGCGTGCTTTTGCCCATACGCCGCATAAATAGCGCTGGGTATCCTGCGGTGTACTTCCATCCCATTGCGATACAAAGCCCCCTTTGCTGTGAACCGCATGGAAACGTGATGGCGCGGTGATAGTGTAAAACTCACCGGCCAGCCCTTCTTCATTGGCCATATCTTCGAACCCTCGCATTCTTACCATTAGTTCACATCGACGGATCGCCGGATTTGCAACGCTGCGGTGCACCATGCTGTCCAGTGCAATGCGCAGCCCCTCATCATTCAGCAGATCAAACTTTTTAAAGAACTCCAGATTCCGCTTTTTCTGGTCTATCCATTCGCCCAGTGTTTTGCGGGATACATAAGCGCTGGCCGCTTTTTGCACCTGTCCCACCGCAATGGCCATGTGCTCGCGCTGCGTATCACGCGCACGTTTAAGACGCAGGTACCACCATTCCGGCGCCATCATGCGCAGTATCCCGGATTCCGCCTTACGCATTTCCAGTTGACCTTCATTGGCCTCATGTTCAGCCCAGTACGGCGGCTGGTTATTCAGCATCAGGCAACAGGCACAAAGATGGCGGTATGATTCCAAGGTGCGGCGATGCAGTTCTCTGGCGTCGTCAGTGCCGGAATCAAACTGTTCGGTGAAGTCATAAAGTGACTGGGAAATCCAGCCAGATACCTGGCCAGCCAGTTTTTTAAGATCAGGACGGTCTAGTGACGGCAAGCGCTCCAGCGACTTACCAAAAGGAAGATCAGCAGCATCAGCGGCCAGCGAGTAACGCGCAGCCACTTTGCGCAGACGTGGCAATACATTCTCACCGATTGTTTTGCGCAGGAATGTATTGGCACGGCGACGCCCGTCACGGCCAGAAAAAAGCTTTTCGTAACGACGGCCAAAATACCCGGCTAACCAGTCGGGTATCTCATGCAGGTACCGGGATCGCCATTCATAATCCTGCGGGTTTACAGCCCACAGGCGGCGTTCTGTGATTGTCGCGTCTGCCGGAGTGCCTGGCGCGAATGTTTCCCGCCTCCAGGCATCAACGGCATAGCATTGTTCGTTTATTGCCAGCGTCATGCACAAGCCACCACAATGGAATCAAGCGGAGACTTCAGAATCAACTCAGCGGCCGTCTTTTGGCATGTAGCTGCGGCACCAATACTTCGCGGGGCATTAACGCGAACGGCTTCAAATCCGGCGTACAGGTAATGAACCATTTCCAGATCGGCGTTAGAGGCCACAACCGGCACACCTTTTCTGGCCAGACGGCGCAACTTACGCGCCAGCCTCCCCTGATCCATATGCGTAAAACCGCGCTCATGGTAAGCGGTGAAATTGTCGCTTTCAGTCAGATAAGGCGGATCACAGTAAACAACGTCATTCCCGTCCCGAACCAAATCGAGTGTTTCTGAATAGTGGGCAGTAATGAACGTTGCGCGTTTCGCTTTTTCAGCAAAGGCACGGATTTCATCAGCGGGGAAATAAGGCTTTTTGTACTTACCGAACGGGACGTTGAACTGTCCTCGGCGGTTATACCGGCACAGGCCATTGAAGCAGTGGCGATTCAGGTACAGGAAACGCGCAGCATTTTCAACAGATTCAGAACCGGCCTTACCACCAGAAAGATTGAAAGCATCACGCACGGCGTAATAGAAAACGGCACGGCTTTCTTCATCACCTAACGAACCGGCAGAAAACAGGATCTCCACCTCATTCAGCAGCGCATCAGTGTGATACGCCATCGCCTTATAAAGATTAACCAGATCAGGATTCACATCTGCGATCAGATACTCGTCATAATCCGTATTCATCATGACGGCGCAGGAACCTGCGAACGGTTCAACCAGGCGTTTACCTTCTGGAAGGTGCGGACGCAGCTTAGGCATAAGGCGGGCTTTGCTGCCCACCCATTTAAGCGGAGTTTTAACGGCCATATTTAGCCCCCGCCAGCAGTTGAAACAAACCACCGTTTTTGTAGATGTAAACAGCAACATCAAAAAGAGACATTGAATTAATGGACAAAACAACCCAGCTTTCAAAGCCAGCAACAACCTCATTTACCGGCAGAACATGAGTGATCACCGCTGACCATTCTCTACCGGTGTATTTGCCGTGCCTCCATTCCTTCAATGAAAGAACATCACCTACCTTATAGTTACGATCATTTCTGCGTAGCTCTGCTTTTTTCTGACCAGCAATAACGGCATCAAGATGTTTAGGTGCAATTTTTATCGTGTGGACTTTGATTGTCATTTTGCACCGCCTTCTGCAATAGCAAGGATCACACCAAGCGTCAGATTGCAGTCATACAACGCTCTATGTGGTGCACCTTCTCCGGCATCAACCTTAAGCGCCGCCGCTGCATCCACAAGTCGTTTCCAGCGGGTTTTACGGCGTACAACATCCCATTCACCGTTATAATCTGCGTACAGCTGCATTACGCACTCAGGGGTGCATATATCCTCATGCTGTTCATAATCCCCACCAGACTGGCGCAACATACGCGCATCAAATTTTGCGTTATATGCGACCCAGCCTTTACTTGTTAACTCCAATACTTTCGGCAGAATTTCCAACCATGATGGTGCATTAGCAACCATTTCATCCGTAATACCGTGAATTGCAGTTGCCGCTTCTGGAATAGATTTCGATGGCTTGACCAGCGTATTAAGCAAAACGTAACCAGCACAGTCGATGATCGAAATTTCTACAATTTCATCATCAAATCCTAGTCCTGTGGTTTCTGTATCAAGAATGACAAAGCCCTTATCAATCCAGCGCTTTGCTATCTGTTGTTCGGTTTCCAGACGGTCGGAAAAATACAGAGACTGATCGGTGATCCTCCAACACTGGCGAATCACATCGCGCAACGAAGCCCCTTCTTTAGCTCTGGCACCAGAAACCACCCCACCCAAAATGGCCGAAAAAAGTTGATTGCGAGTGCTCAATTCCATGCCGCACCGCCTTTGCTGCAAATCGCTGCGGCTTCTTCGCGGATTAACTCAACGATTTCCGTTGCGCTTAAACCTTCATTGGCCGCATGAGTGGCCAGCTTATCCAGACGGGTGGAACACAGATCAGCAGCTGCGGCTTTACCTTCCTGCGTGGCTTTGGTGAGCATGGCCAGCAGGTCGGTGCCTGATTTTGTTGCGGGTAAATCCTGACGTGTCATGTGCATTTTGGTTTCCTTAAGGCAAAAGAATCCCCGGCCACTTGAACCGTGGCCAAAAAATTCAGGCTGTTAATTAGTGAAAAGTGGGTTGTACTGTGGCGGCTGAGTAGTTCGGTGCCGGAATCAGGTGCAGCTCATAGGTTGTCCGCCACCACTCCTGGATCAGCGCTTTTATCTCGCCAACGCCCAACGCCCCAGCTGTATAGAAAATTGCACGAATCCCCGCCAGCGCTTCTATCTGGGCTTCTTTGCTTTCCGCTTCGCGATACACGCAGCACCAGAAAGCAGCATTGATCGCCAGCCAGTGACGCGGATTTGTCATGTGCTCGGTGTCATTGAAGAAGAACGGATGCAAAGCGATGCGGCCATTTTTACTGGTACTTTTCTCTGCAAACGCTACAGCGTAGTTATGCGGGACACCCCACACAGCCAGTTCAGCCCCCAACGATTTACCCTCAACGGAAATAATGGTCATTAGTGATTCCCCTGTTGCTGGAACTTATGGACGATATGAGGCGCAATCACCATCTGCACCCCGCTACTGCTATAAATTGGATGCGCCTTTTTGATCGGGCGGTTCGCGGTGCGCTTTGAAAAATCGCTGTCACGTAAACTGCCGAAACCTTCAAACGTTAACCGCGCCCGTGAAATGCCCTGGCGCAGTTGAATCATGTCCCGATAACCCAGGCGGTCATAAAGCTCCCGCCAGCAGCACTTACTTAAATGGGCTTTAAATGCCCCGGAACCAGAAGTAACCGCAGCAGCATGAAGCACCACGCCGCGCCACTCCGGTGTTAAGTTGTCCCACCATTCAGCGGCCTCGCTGCTTTCGCTGAAGTATTTGCGGCGGATCTGTTTTAAATGCTCCAGCCCGCGCTTTTGCTGCTCCTGGCTAATCGCCATAACGCCCCCTATAACCCCATCAGACGACGCCACCACGGGCGGCGCGGCTGCTGGCCATTGAATTTGTACATGTGACTAGGGTTCCAGCGCTGACCGTTCGGCAGTTCTATCCAGCCCGTTGAACCACTCGGCAACTGCATGGCTGGTGATTCTTTTTTCAGGTAAGTCACAAACGCTTTCATGGTGTTCCTCACATCAGGCCGGTGGCGTTGGTTGTGACCAGATCCACCGCAGCAGCCAGAACCGGTGCAGAGTGAATACGGCTTTCAACGGTATAAGCCAGCACGGATAAGCTACGGATTGCATCGCGGGCGCGATCCAGAATTTGAGTACGGCGGGCGGCGGTCATATGACCAGTTGATACGGCTTCCCCAGCAATCGCGCCCACACACGCAGTGGCGCTAAGTGCACACAGTTGCATGTTGGCTTCAGTAGCATTGTTTACCGGCACGGATGGAAGGCAGTTAATCTGACCTAACATCCCATCAAGTAAACGCGCATCTTCGGTGTAATCCGTGATAGCCAAAAGCTCATCACAGGTCAGGCGGTGCGGTTGCGCTGGGTTCAGTTTGTTGCGCAGGATCTGCGGCCTCATACCAACGGCAGCGGCCACATCTTCCAGATTGTGCTCAATTGCAAATGCTCGGCAAGCCGCATCAAAGTGCGCATGTTTAGAGGTCTGGTAATCAAACATTGTTTGCCTCTCCCTAATCCGTAGGATGGATTACGCGTTAAGCGAAATATCACATTCGCTTAACGCCTGAATGGTTAGCGCGGCCATGTTGACTTCAACAAGCCCCTTTTTTTGCTTTCCTTTTGGCTTGATAGGCAACTTCCCATACTCGATTAGGTTCCGGGCAGTCTCTAACTTTGTACCAGTGCGGCGGCAATACTCATCTAAAGGCAGGTAAGGTTCTGGGATTACGATTGTAATGTTAGGTCGCATAAGGCAAACTCCGGTTTTCACCGATACGGCAATATCGGTCTTTATAAGGCAATATTCAAACTACGGAGCTAGATTAATTCGCATTTTGCAAAGTGTCAATTGAGACATTAGAAAATTGCGCATTATCTTGTGATTGATATGGCAATCTTCAAACTTGATTTTGATGTTGATAGCGCACCAGTTCTGGATCGCGTCATAGAAGCCTATGGCTTCACATCTAAACTAATGCTTGCCCAACATCTTGATATCGCAGCGAGCAGCCTTTCCTCTCGTTATAAGCGCGGCGGATTTCCGTCAGATATTGCTGTGAGGTGTATTGCAGAAACAGGAGTAAGCCTTGAGTGGCTAGCAACTGGTGCAGGGAAAAAATTCGACGATGAAGATTTAGATATTCTCAGGATGCCGCGGAAAAAGATCGTTGATGGCCAATTGTATGATGCAGGCGCATACATGCTGGATAAGGTCTCGTTCCTGCCTGGGAAGCCCCTTCCTCAAGCTCCAATTTGCGTGATCGATGGTCTATCCCAATACATTGTTGATAAACACTTTACCGAAGTTTATGACGATGTTTGGCTTGTCGACGTTGAAGGTAAAACCAGCGTTAGAACACTAACTCGTATCCCTGTGGGAAAGGTTAGAGTAAGCGGCGTAGGTATGGCTTTTGACTGCGGTATTGACGATATAAAAATCATCGGCCGCATTGTTCTGACGATTGAATGAAATGAGTGTTCGTAAACTTCCTACAGGCGAATGGATCGCCGACTTCTACACCGTTAACCGTAGTAATGGTAAGAACGGGAAGCGTATACGTAAGAAATTTGCCACGAAGGGGGAAGCCCTGGCATTTGAGAACCATACGCTTCAGAAAGTTGACAGTGCGCCATGGTTGGGTGAAGGAAAAGACAAACGAACTTTAATAGATCTAATTACGATGTGGTACGAACGCCACGGCGTAGCTTTGCGCAATGGTCAAAAACGTAAAGACGCTATGACTTGGGCGGCTGAGTGCATGGGATTTCCACTGGCAACAGAGTTTAATGCCCAGTTGTTCACAGCTTACCGCGCTAAAAGGCTTGATGGGCATTATGCCCGCACTAACAGAGTATCCAAGGTTTCCCCGAAAACAATGAACCTTGAACATGCTTACTTTCTAGCTATGTTCAATGAACTGAAGCGGATCGGGGAATGGTCAGCTCCCAACCCACTGGAAAACGTCAGACAGTATCGCACTGATGAAACCGAAATGGCTTTCCTCACTGCTGAAGAAATTGATCGGCTTTTGCTGGAATGCAAACGAAGCAAAGTAAAATACTTAGAGTTAGTCGTAAAAATCTGTCTTGCTACCGGCGCAAGATGGAATGAAGCGGCAACTCTGAAAAGCTCTCAGATCGCTGGCGGTAAAGTCACGTTCGTCAAAACTAAAGGGAAGCGAAACAGAACAATCCCCCTTGATGATGAACTTCTATCCGAATTACCTGAAACGAAAGGCGCTCTGTTCCCCAAGCCCTGCTATAACGCTTTCCGCTCTGCTTTGGAACGCGCAGGCATTGAACTCCCCTCCGGCCAGCTTACCCATGTACTGCGCCATACATTTGCCAGCCACTTTATGATGAACGGCGGGAACATTCTGGTTCTGCAAAAAATTCTCGGCCACGCTGACATCACTATGACAATGCGTTATGCCCATTTCGCTCCAAGCCACCTTGAAGATGCCGTGCGACTTAACCCACTAAAATGTCGCAAAATTGTCGCGACAACTTAGAAATACTGCCGAATACTAACGAATATTAACTAACGTAACTTATTGATAACACTCTAAGTTATTGTTTTTCGTAGATAGTTGATGCTTTATAATATAGCTTTCGTTATCACACAAAAGACGCATAAACA